AGCTGATCATGGACATGGCCTCGGCGGGTAAGGTGGCGTTTCAGCTCTGGGTGGAGCTTGGGGCGGCGCTGACCAAGCTGGGGTACTGAGGGGCGGGAGACGGCAATCCCTCAGTCGGCTATGCCGACAGCTCCCTTTACACAAGGGAGCCTATATGGCGGCGGAGGTCCCGGCGCGGGACAGTCAAGCCCGCGCTTGTGCCGGATCGTTCCCGGCGGTCGCCACCACCGGGAGGGGCTTTTCGAGTTTTTCACCTTCCCGGCCCTTTCGTCTCACAAAGCCGCGCCCGGTAAAAGCGGCTCCGTCGACGGATTCCCACGCCAGTGTGAGCACTGGCTCGGAATGACAAATCGAAGCGGAGGCTTCGATTTGAGAGGAAAAAGGAAGGAACGCAGCGGAACTTTTCCCCGGAGGGGGAAAGAGCAGCGCAGTGAGTTTCTTTTGACGACGGCTCCGGTGGGATTCCGGTTCGGGCCCTCTCCGCCCAGTGTGCGCACTGGGCACCTCCCCCAAAGGGGGAGGCAAGGGAGACGGGGAACGGATTGCCGCGCCAGTGTGAGCACTGGCTCGCAATGACAGGCAAGCACAGCGGGAGGCTGATAGCCTCCCCTACAATAAAAATGGCAAATGCTTGAGGACACAACAAGGAGAGTAACAGGATGGTTAAAATCAAGAGTCTGGCCGGGCTGCGGGATTATCGGCAGCGGGCCGGGATGACCCAGGGGGAGCTGGCCAAGATCTGCAACGTGAGCCGGGTCAGCGTCAACAACTGGGAGACGGGCCGGGGATGGCCCTCGGCGGCAATCCTGCCGATGCTGGCGGATGTGCTGCTGTGCAGCATTGACGATTTATACGACCATATCACAGATGGAGGTGAGTGTCCATGGCCGGAGGATGTGGCCAGATCTACAACAGATACAGGCGAGCTGCCGGTCTGACGCAGGAGCGCGCAGCGGAGCTGCTGGGTACGGCGACTCGTACCCTGAGCAGCTGGGAGACGGACGAGCACTGCCCGCCGGACGAGATGGTGGTGCTGATGGCGGACGTGTATCAGGCACCGACTCTGCCGCTGGAGCACCTCCGGGCGGTGAGCCGGGTGGGCCGGGAGCTTATCCCGGTGGCCCACAGCAAGAGCCTTGCCGAGGCGGCGCTGACGCTGCTGACGGCGATACGGGACTTTGACGTGGATGATAGAGAGTTGGCCCTGATGCGCATCTGCGCGGACGGCAAGGTCAGCCCTGGTGAGGCACGGCAGTTTAGCCTGATCATCGGGCAGCTCAACGAGATCGTGGCCGCAGCCTATGAGGTGCGGCTGGCAGTGAGAGGAGGCGGCGGGGATGCCGAGGACTAAGCTGGATAAATACGCCGCTCCCCGACGGGATCCGGTCAAGGGCCTGATCCTGCAGGCGGCCCGGGACCAGGGCAAGACTCAGGAGGACTGCGCGGCGCTGTGCAAGATGCCCCTGCGCACCTATCAGGCCATGGTGGCCAAGCACTCAGACCAGTGGACGCTGCGGAGAGTGCTGGATCTGGCGGATGGGCTGCGCATCCCCATTGAGGAGCTGCGCTGCATGGTCAGATACTGAGCAACAAAAAAACGGACGGCGCGGGCCGTCCGGGAAAGGGAAATGTATGAGTATTTTGGCTTTTATACTTTATATGTTGGCCGGGACCAACTTGTGGTGCGCGCTGGCATACAGGCTCAACGGGAGGCCCCGCTGGGAGAGTTGGTGCGGGCTGCTGATGGCGGCGGCCTCGCTGCTGGCGGGGATGCTGATCGATGGGAGGCTTGGCGTATGACTAACTTTAATGTTATCCGCCTCAGGCTGATCTCTCAGCTGACGGTGGACGAGCTGGCGGACATCCTCCATGAGAGCTGCGCGGGCGACTGCCGGGAGCGCTGCCCGGCTTATGAGGACTGCGCCATGGTGCCTGAGGATGATGGGCGCGGCTGCCAGGAGTTTCTCTGCGACTGGCTGAGAGAGGAGGCAAAAGATGACGAGTAAAGAGAGGGCGTCGACTTTGTTTGACACGTTACGTGACTGCGACGAGTGCCCGATCAGGACGGCCTGCGACAGACTGGACGACATCGACTGCATCGACAAGCTGGTGATGTTTGTGGAGGGCAGGCTGGAGGGGGAGGAATGAGGACATGCAGCGAGTGCGGCTGTTACCTGCCGGACGGGAAAACGGAGTGCCTTGCCTGCGGCCATGATGCCGCTCTGCGTGATATTGCCCTTTCGCCTGGAGGCGGAGGCGCTGACGGAGGGAGACCTGATTATTGGGGATATGGCTGCCTGCGCAATGGATTTGCCTATCAGGCGTGGCCTGCAATCAATTATATGGGTGCGGCAACCCGCACGTGCAACGTGGCCAGCTTGCAGGCCCAACTTAACCAGCAGCTCCCGGCGCAGCATTGCACGAGGTGGGGCTATTACCCCGGGCCGAAGTAACAAAAAAACCGGCTGCCGCCGAAGCGGACAGCCGGCCATGGCTAAAGCCATGAGGACGATAAGTATAATAACACAGATTTTTTGAGATTGCAAGCCCTCTCAGTCAGCTTCGCTGACAGCTCCCCCAGAGGGGGAGCCAAGGGGAGAACGAAGGAGGCGTGAGGCCATGGAGGACAGGCCGAATTACTGGGCGGTGCTGCCGGCGCAGATCCGATATGACAAGGAGCTGCCGCCGAACGCCAAGCTATTATACGCGGAGATCTCCGCGCTGACCAACGGCGAGGGCTACTGCTTTGCCAGCAACGCCTACTTTGAGGGGCTGTACGAGCTGAGCGAGCGGACGGTGATCCGGCTTATCCGGGCGTTGGAGGCCGGAGGTTATATCCGCATAGCCGACGGCAACGGAGGCAAGGAGCAGCGGAAGATCTACGCGGGGCTCAATCCGCTGAGACCCCCTGACAAAAATGTCAGTACCCCCCTGTCGGAAATGTCAGGGCCCCCTGACAAAAATGTCAGTACCCCCCTGTCGGAAATGTCAGGGCCCCCTGACAAAAATGTCAGCCATAATAAGATAAATAATAATACGTTGCCCCCTGTAGTCCCCCAAGGGGGACGGCCGCCGGAGAAGAAGCGGCGGGACAAATCCGAACCGGACTGGAAGCCGGAGAGGTTTGAAGCGTTTTGGCGATTTTACCCCCCTGTCAACGGGAAACGGCCTTGCAGACAGCGCGCCGTCAGAGCCTGGGACAAGCTCAGGCCCGATGATGAGACTATAGCCCGGATGGGCCGCGCTCTGATAAGAGATCTAAAATCCGAGATGTGGCAGGCAGGTGTGGGCATCCCCTACGCGTCAAGCTGGCTCAACGGCAGGCGCTGGGAGGACGAGGTCGTGCCCGAGGCGGGCACGCAGCGGAGCGGCGGAGGCTGGGCTGAGAGCCGGGAGGTGTTCTGATGGCGCGGGGCGAGCTGCGGGAGAGCAGCCTCTCGGATCTGCAGTGGAGCATCATCGGGGCGGCCCTGCGGGAGCCGCAGAAGCTGGGCGAGCTGGCGGCGCTGCTCAAGGCGGAGGACTTCCCCGAGCCTTTGCCCTCGGCGCTCTGGGCTGGACTGCTGCGGCTGCACTTTTCGGGGCGGCCGGTGGACAGGATCACGCTGAGAGGCGAGATGATGGCCGAGCTGGACAACGAGGCAGGCTGGACGCAGGCTCTTGATCTGGCTATGCGGGGCCCGTGCGGCGACGCGGCGGTCTATGCCCAGCTGCTGCTGGAGACCCGGAGGCTGGAGGAGATGCACAGCGCGGGCGTGGAGCTGTCGCTGGCTCGGACGCTGGACGAGGGCGAGGAGCTGATCGACAGGCTGAGCCGTCTGGGCGCGGAACGCACCCGGGCAGAGGTCACATCCTCCGCCACGGCGGCGCAGGAGTTTATGGGTAGGCTTACCGCGGAGCGGCGGCCGGAGTATCTCAGCACCGGCATTGAGGAGCTGGACAAGCGGCTCTTTATCGAGCTGGGGGATTTCGTGGCCATCGGGGGCTACCCCAAGGCGGGCAAGACACTGCTGGGCATTCAGATTGCCCGGCGGCTGGCCGAGAAATACCGGGTGGGCTACTTTTTCCTCGAGAGCTCCAAGGCCAAGCTGATGGACCGCGTTATAAGCTCCATGAGCCGGGTGCCGATGGCGAAAATAAAAAACCGGGATCTCCGGGAAGATGAATGGCTGGCCATCAGCCGGGCGGCGGAGCGCTTCTCCGGGCTGTCGATGGACATCATCGACGCGGCGGGCATGAGCGTCCGGGACATCCAGGCCATCAGCCTCAACAAGCGGTATCAGGTGGTTTTTGTGGACTATCTGCAGCTGGTGGAGGCACCGGGCAACGACCTGCGGGTGCAGGTCACCAACGTGAGCAAGGGGCTGCACGTTATGGGCCGCAAGCACGGCATCGCCGTCATCGCGCTGGCCCAGCTGAGCCGCCCGGAGAAACTGCAGGGCAAGCCAGTGCCTCCGAACCTGTCCAGCTTCCGCGAGTCCGGCCAGATCGAGCAGGACATTGACGCGGGTCTGCTTCTCTACCCCGCCGATCCGCAGGACAACAGATCCAACCGCATTCTCAACCTTGCCAAAAACAAAGAGGGCGAGAGCTTCCGGATAGAGCTGGAGTTTCGGGGGGATATCCAGACCTTTACGCCGATAAAACCAAGCTACGTCGCAAACGAGCTGTACAACCGTGGGCGCGCTATTAAGGCGGCGAGGCGGCAGGAGGCTTATAAGCAGCAGACATTTTACGAGGTGGCCGACGATGAGGAGGTGCCGTTCTGAGGGCGGCAATCCCTCAGTCGGCTGCGCTGACAGCTCCCTTTACACAAGGGAGCCAAGAGAAAGGAGCGAAAATGGACATCAGGGAAGGGATGAAGATCCGCTTCGCGCCCAGCGGATGGGTGAGCGGCGAGGGCGAGTGCTACGACGGCATGGCCAAGGCGGCCGAGGGCGTAGTTGAGCGCGTCAACGAGGAGCACGGCTGGTTTCGCGTGGCCTATAAGGCCAAGGGTGCGACCTGCCACGAATGTTTCAAACTGCCGGTCTTAGAACGGGATCGGATAAAAAAGATTTGGGCGTAAGCCAAGGAGGACGAAAAATGATACATATCGAAGGGAGCAAGAAAAAAATCGAGATCGCCGGCACCACGGAAGAGATGCTCAATGATTTTTGCAATGTGACCATGGGCATCCACACGGTGCTTGCGGAGGATATGGGCGCAGACGCTGCCGGCGATATTTTGAGGTGTCTGTTCTTTGAGGCCTTGCGGCGCACGCCTAAAAATTACAGCCGGATCAAAGTACCGGTGAAAGTTGAGTAAACGGAGGAAGAAAAAGCTATGAGGACAATCGCAGTTATCAATCTCAAAGGCGGGGTGGCGAAGACCACCACCGTCATCAACGCGGCGGCCATTCTGGCCAAGGAACACAAGCAGAAGGTGCTGGTCATTGACGCGGACAGCCAGTGCAACACCACGGAGTTTTTGCAGCGTGACAACCTGCACCTTTACACGCTCAGCGACCTGCTGAGGCGGGGATTCAAACAGGGCGACTGTACAATCGAGCACAGCAGCGTGGAGGGCGTGGACATCCTGCCGGCGGACGAGACGCTGATGGATCTCGACCTGAGCAAAATCGAGCTGGGCAGCGCGTCGGCGGTGTGCATCCGGGATCTTCTGGCGGCCATCGGCTGGGCCTACGACTGGTGCCTCATCGACTGCCCTCCGGCATTCAATGCGGCTTCGGCGGCGGCACTGGTGGCAGCGGATGAAGCCGTGATCCCGATGAAGCTGGACGCCTTTTCCCTGCGCGGCATGGGCAATATCTTGTGTCAGATCCGAAATATGACGAAGGTCAATCCGAGGCTTCGGGTGGCGGGCATCCTGCCCACCATGTGGTACAAAGCGCCGAAGATCATCGAGGCGGAGGAGGCACTGAAGGGTTACGGCATGCGACTTTTTTCGCACATTCGCCGCACGCCCAAGGTGGACGACATGACCTTTGCCCAGGAGCCGATCATTATCAGCTCACCCAAGTCGGCGGCGGCGCAGGATTACCGGCAGTTTGTGGCGGAGCTGATCGAGAGGGGGGCAAAGCGTCATGGCTAAGGGTTTTGATATGGGCGCGTTTCTCGCCTCAGCGGTGGGTCCCGACCTGGGCACATCCGGCCCGAAGCTGGAGACCATCGACATCGGCCTGCTGCGGGCCGATGAGAAGAATTTTTACGCCGTCACCGTGGACAGCGTGGCGGAGCTGTCGGCCAACATCGAGCTGGTGGGACTGCAGCAGCCTCTCAATGTTCGGCCTGACGGCGAGGGCGGCTACATCGTCATATCCGGTCACCGGAGACTGGCGGCGCTGCAGCTGCTGGTCGGCGAGGGCAAGAGCCAGTTTTCCGCCGTCCCCTGCATGGTGGTGGAGAGCGGCAGCGAGGCCCTCAATGAGCTTCGGCTCATCTATGGCAATGCCAACACCCGGCAGCTGAGCAACTGGGAGCTTTCCAAGCAGGCCGAGCGAGTGCAGGAGCTCTTTTACCAGCTCAAAGAGGAGGGCGTGGAGTTTCCGGGCAGGATGCGCGACCATGTGGCGGCGGCCTGTCAGGTCTCAAAGTCCAAGCTCAGCCGTCTGAAGGTCATCGGCGAGCATTTGGAGATCTGCACCGAGCAGTGGCAGGCCGGGACGCTCAGCGAGGCGCTGGCCTATGAGCTGGCACAGTGCCCGG